CTTGCTGGTACAGGTGTTGGTAAGTCTCTATTCATGTGTCATTGTGCCACTGCTGCTCTACAGCAAGGTAAGAATGTCTTGTACATCACTGCTGAGATGTCCGAAGAAAAAATTGCAGAGAGAATTGATGCCAATCTTTTAAACATAAACATTCGAGACATTTCTACATTACCCGAACAACTCTTTATATCTAGAGTTGCTGAGATTGGTAGAAAGACAGAAGGTAAACTTATTATCAAAGAGTATCCTACTGCTAGCGCACATGCTGGTCACTTTAAGTCTTTATTAAATGAACTATCTTTGAAGAAATCATTCAAACCAGATATCATTTTTATTGATTACCTAAATATTTGTGCTTCTTCTAGATACAGAGGACACATTGTCAACTCATACACTTATGTAAAATCTATTGCTGAAGAGTTGCGTGGATTGGCGTGTGAGCATGATGTTCCTATTGTGTCAGCAACACAAACTACTCGTAGTGGATTTGGTTCTACTGATGTAGAAATCACTGATACTTCTGAGTCATTTGGTTTACCTGCTACTGCTGATCTTATGTTTGCTCTAATCTCTACTGAGGAGTTAGAACAATCAGGTCGCATCATGGTAAAACAATTAAAGAATCGCTATGGCGATCCAACAATGCATCGACGCTTTACCGTAGGGGTTGACAGAGCGAAGATGAAATTGTATAATGTGGACGATGATCCAGCAGAACTTGCAATCACCGATCACGAAGAACCATCCGATGTGTTTGAAGACGTATCAAATCGTCAAAAACGCATCGATAAATTTAGTAACTTTATTATTTGAAACATGTCAAAGGTTAATTTTGAACGCTATCAAGAATTTGTGGCAGAAGTCACTTCAGATTGTTCTACAAACTTTGTTGATTTCGCTGACCGTATTGGTGAGCTTGATAGACAAGGTGCCAATATTGAGAGACTGCTTACTGCTGGTGTTGGAATTAATGCTGAGGGTGGTGAGTTCCTTGAGATCATTAAGAAGATGGTCTTCCAAGGAAAACCATGGAACGAAGATAATCGTGAGCATCTTATCATTGAGTTGGGTGATATTATGTGGTACGTTGCTCAAGCAACAATGGCACTTGATATATCCTTCGATGAGGTAGTTGAGATTAATGTCAACAAACTGAAGAAGCGTTATCCAGGAGGAGAATTTGATGTATTCAAATCAGAAAACAGAGCAACAGGCGACAGATAAGATGTATCATATTTACGATCATAACGGAGTGGTAACCCACTCTTTATCTGAAGAAGATTTTGATCGTCTTTATGATGCAACTAATCAAGACTATGAAGAATGTATACTAGATAAATCTAGTGAGGAGCACTCTTACTAATGTTCAGTCTCTGGATCCATCTACGAGCATTCTTTTCTGTTGTAGTGGTGAGTTGTGCTCACCCTGTCAATTGGGAGCAGTGTGTTCGTGTGGACCAGTGGCTCTTGCCAGAAGTCAAGCAAGGATATGAATTATGGACAGGACAAACACATCCCTATCAAAGTGAAAAAGATTATCTTAACCTCCCTTCTAAATAGTTAGACGGGGGGTTTTTTAATGGCAGATATAAAAACTATATACGAAGCTTTTGCAAAAGATATTGCCGAAGAATATGATATTGCGGGAATAATTCAAAGACATAATTCTTCATTAACAGCAGAGAGTCCTGCCTATACTGAACCTGTAGATAATGCAGCCTCTTTTGGTGTTCTTAAAGTTGTTGCCGATACCTCTAAATCTGGATACGGCACAATGATAACAGTGCAGAACACAAGTGAAAGAGATAACATACTTAATAAAATATATACTGCTCTAGACCCTGAAGCGATAAGAGATAAACTTGTCTTGAAATTATTGGAAAATGAAATCATGGCAGATGTTGAAGATCTAGTATTTACTAGAAGTACTAATTTTTCTAGTGGGTCTAAGACAATTTACATGAATGTTGTTGAGATGAAAAAAGATGGCAAACCAAAAGCGTCTCCAACTCCTGCATTTGTAATTTTTGCTAAGGGACTTAAAGGCACAAAAGCTGACCCACATGAGTTAATGACTGGCACTCTTATTGCTATGGAAAGGATTGTTAATTATGCTCAGATTAATAGGATGAGTACAATTGAGCGAAATACTGCTCTTGAAAATTTGACCAATGAAGTACATTCAAATCACAGAATGGTTGATGGTCATAGCAGTAAGGATGCTTCTGTTATGCAAGGTGACATAGTTAACTTAGCAAAAGCAATATCCGTTTCTAATTATGTTGTTGGACTATGCAAAAGAAATGGAGCAACAATTGAAAAAGTTTATCAAACTGGTGCTGCTTGGAGTAAAGATATAAGAAAAATTAAAGGTAAAGACCAACTTAAAGATCAATTAATTAAAGATTACAATTCATCAGATTTAATTGTCAAAATTAAACATAACAAAATTATACATTATTGGGCACTATCACTAAAGAAAAAATCTGGTATTAATGATGACCCAACTCTATTGAATAAACCATTGGTTGGTGAAGGATCTGATAATGGAAAGAAAAAAGCAGGATACTTATATCTTAGGGGCAATGCTGCACAAAAAACTGCGATGGCATCTGCCGAGGATAATTTTTGGAAACAAGTTTACATGGTAAAATTTGGTCCAGACGCACCTGTTTTTCCATCAGGTAAAAAACTTGGAGACAATGTTTCTCCTACAAATTGGACTGACGTTAACAATTGGAAAAAAACTTTAAATGATTCTTTGTCTGATGCTGATAAGAATGCAGCGTTAACTGGAAAAGAATATCGTAATGTAAAATATCCCAAAAACTTTTTCTTTGAAACACTAGATGAAGTCTTCAGAGACATCATGGAAGAACCAAGAAACTTTAGAGAGTTTTTGGATTTGGCATTTAGATTTGATATTGAAGACTATGTGAAACAAGAGCATTTTCATTTCAGTTTGATTACTGGGTCTGGGAGAGTAAATCCAAATGGCACTCTAACTGTTAGACCTGCAGAAGATAAAAGTTCTGCGTTATTGAAAGAAGTATTTACTGCATTACTTAGTGGTGGCGTTAGGTCATTCAATCCTTCTAGGGCAACTAGAGCACCAAATTTAATTTTGGAAACCACAAGCGGGAAAATGCAAGCATTCCAAAACGGAGCGACAGCTGCCAAACTGTACTACACGATGAAAATTGATACGCTTCCTGTGGTAAACTTAGAAGTAAGATACAAAGGTTCCATCACTGCCTCTCCTCAGTTTCAAGTTTTTATTACAGTGAATTTTAAAAGGTATTTACATACCATTAAAAGAAAACTTAGTACTAAAGGAATTCGCGCTTTCTTAACCCGATGAGCAAAAACACTCACTTAGAGCACCTTGAAGATAGTATTTTATTTGATGGCAAGCAAGGTGCAGTTGATGCATTTAAGTTTTTAGATTTACTTGCTCAAACTTTTTCTGGAAAATCATCCAGTAATTTTAAGATTACTACTAAATGGGATGGAGCACCTGCTATCTTCTGTGGTCAGTATCCTGGCACGGGTACATTTTTTGTGGGTACAAAATCTGTCTTCAATAAAGAAGCAAAGGTTAATACCACACCTGAAGAGATTGATGTAAACCACGGACATGCTCCTGGTCTGGTTGCCAAGTTAAAAGATGCTTTAACTTATTTCCCTAAACTTAATATTAAGGGTGTAGCACAAGGAGACTTGCTTTTTACTGATGATAAAAAATTTGAGGTTATTGATGGCAAGAGATGCATCACCTTCAAACCTAATACAATTACATATGCTATCCCAGAAGATAGTGACTTATATGAAAAAGCAAAACGTGCGAAGATTGGTGTAGTATTTCATACAACTTATAAAGGACAATCAATTGCAGGACTCTCTGCAACTTTTGGATATGATATTAGTAAATTAAAAACTAGTCCTGATGTATTGGTTTTGTCTGCAGAAACAGAGTCATTAGGGAAAGATGTTCTGTTGACTCAAGCAGAGCACTTACAACTTAAGAGAATGAAAAATGCTGGTTCTGCTTTAGTAAGAGCAACTGGTGGATTCCTTGACAAGGTTGCTGTACAGATTGCAGAAAACGACCAGTTGACTGTCGGTCCCAGATTAAAAATCTATTTCAATACTTATGTCAGACAGGGACGCAAGGTCAATAATGCTAAGAAGTTTGTTGAAAACTTCAAGAAATACTTTGAAGGTGAAGTGCAGAAAGCAGTTGCTAAGGTGAAGACACCTAAGGCAAAGGCATCCAAACTTGCAAAACTATATGCTGGTCTGGATTTTATCGAAGCAAACGAAGCAGAGATGATTAAGGCAGTTGGACTATATACAACGTTGCAGAATGCCAAAACATTTTTTGTCCGTAAACTAGAAAAGGGCGAGAAGATTGGTACATATCTACAAACAGAAAATGGTTATGAGATAACAGCGCCAGAGGGATATGTTGCTATCAGTAAAGATAGTACTGCAGTCAAGTTGGTGGACAGATTGTCATTCAGTGTTGCAAACTTCAATGTATCTAAAGACTGGGTAGCAGGAGATAAATGAGTAGAGTAGTAGTAGCGTGGGGTAGATTCAATCCTCCAACAATCGGACACCAGAAACTTATCGATGCAGTTGCTAAGATTGCCGATGGAGATGACTACTTCATCTACCCTACTCATACTCAAAAGAAACCAAAGGACCCACTACCATCTGACAGGAAGGTGGAGTATATGAAAAAAATGTTTCCATCTCACGCATCACATATTATTCATAACAGGGATGTAAACACCATTATTAAATTGTTACAAGAGTATCAGGGAACCTATTCTGATTTGACATTAGTTGCTGGATCTGATAGAATCTCTAGTTATAAAGTACTATTGGATAAGTATAATGGTGTAGAATATACATATAGGAATTTAGATGTAGTCTCTGCTGGCGAGAGGGATCCAGATGCAGATGGTGCTTCTGGTATGTCTGCAAGTAAAATGAGAGCTGCTGCTAAAGAGTTAGATACTGTTACCTTTAGAAAAGGTATTTCAGAAAATTTAAGTAATCAGGATACATCAAAATTAATGATAGAAGTGAGAAAAGGTATGGGGTTATGAGAAATTTTAAACATCTTAGAGAGCAAGCACTGCGTCAGCAACAAAGACATGAAGAATTTTTTCAAGAAGGTGACGCGGTTATGTCTGCATTAACTGGAGAAAAAGGAACAATTAAACGTGTAGGTGGTAACTATGCTATAGTAATTTCCGAATCAGGTCAGATGTTTCGTTCGTGGATAAAAGATATCCGTCATGTCAATGTTATAGATTCTATAAATAAAGAGAGGAAAAGAAGTATCTTCGACAATAATGGAACGTCAAAAACCAACGACTAGTGTTCAGCATAATGACGAGTTCTCTAGAGCTCTAATTGAATCTTATGGTAAATGGACTCAGGGTGCAGGATTCGGATGGCATCTTCATGAAGAAGGTATTCCTGCCGAGCAGAAGCAAGGCGAGGAACAACCTACCCGTGAAGGCGGTGCTGATGCTTCCACATCAATCCCTGATCTTGCTGGTAGTGAAGAGAAGAGTGATGAAGGTGAAAAAGATATCAAAGCAAATGCAGGTGCTCCTGATCCTGCTACCGATTTACGTGTTGGTGCAGGCGTCAAACAATCTCACGGAGCAGAAATTCGCGACACCACGAAGGTGGTTGCGAAGGAGTCGTGTGATACCTGCTCTAATTGCGGAGGGAAAGGGTGCTCCAAGTGCCAGAAGGAAGATAAGAATAGTATGAAGAAAGAAAAAGCAGTGACTGAAGGCAAAGGTCTCTATGCAAATATTCATGCTAAGAGAAAAAGAGGTGGCACTCCTGCTAAACCAGGCAGTGATGCTTACCCCGCTAAGGATGCATTCAAGAAGTCTGCTAAGACTGCTAAGAAAGAAGCAGTATCGTTTGAACTTGATGGTGTTGAGTATGTCTTTGAAGAAGAAGTAATCGAAGAAGGCATGAAGACCGCACGTAAAAATGTCGGTGCTTCTACATGCTGGAAGGGATACAAAGCATCTGGCACCAAGAAAAAAGGTGGCAAAGAAGTTCCTAATTGTGTCAAGGAAGGAAAGAAACTTGATGCAGTAGGTAAGGAAGACAAGGACATCGACAACGATGGTGATCACGATAAGTCTGACAAGTATCTCCTAGCACGTCGTAAGAAAGTATCCAAGATCATTGGTGCTAAGAAAAAAGGCATGAAGGAAGAAACCGAAAAAAAGTAAAAAAGCCAGTGGTTGAGATCATGCCTGAACTAGATGACGGCGAACCAGATCCTAAACCAATGAAACCTGGCAAAAAAGATAAAAAGGATAAATAATTCATGCCCTATGACATGAAACAATGTTGTCTTTTCTACTCCCACTAGCATCAAAAATTATCAAAGATGCTGTCGATAAAATTCCTGACAATGAAGAACTTGGTGAGAAGATGGTTGAGATCTGTCTTGTTATTCTTGCTAAAGCAGTTAAGTTGACCAAGACTGATATGGACGATCAACTTCTTGAGGTTGTATCTGCCGCAATTAAGAACCGAGAAGAGTGATAATACGGGGAGAGGTTGTGCCTCTCCTTTTTTTATAAATAATATGAGAATCGAATAGTCTACTGGAGATCCAATGTCCCTATACGGAAGAACGGACAGCAACGTTAACAAAGCCAAAGCAGGCATTGGAGTTGCTGCATCCGCACAAGCAAAGCAAACAATTTTTCTTGACGACACAGAAGCAGCACTTGCTGAGAACAAAGCACGTGGTCTGAATGCTCCTGGTTGGTGGTCCTACTATACCTACACTGATTGTGAAGGTAACACCCGTCATAAGGCAGAGATGCTGGTAACCATTGCTGGTCCTGATCTTAATGCTAATGAGACTCAGGCAGATGATGCTGCTGCAGCAGACGTAAGTGTATTGATTGACATCCAGACACAACCAGCAGATACTGCTGTTGCTGTTGGTGCTGCTCTACAACTTGTTCTTGCCGCTACCGCTACTCCTCCTGGTGATGCCTCTGTTCTCACCTTCCAATGGCAGAAGAAGTCTGGTAAGAAATGGGCAGATGTTTCTGGTGCTACCAATACAACGTTTGATGTTGCTTCTTATGCGGCAACTGATGCTGGTTCCTATCGTGTCAAGATTAACTCCACTAATGGTGCTACCGAGAAAATCTCTGCTGTTGCTGTTGTAACTACTGCCTGATAAGGAATGATCTTCGATGAATTGACACCAGATAACTGGTTATTTTTTACTATCAAACATTATGATAATCCTCAATCAGTTACCTATGGTGATTTTGAAGAAGATCTAAATAGGATTAGGTATATTAAACGTTTATTCAAACGATATGAGACCACAGGTGAATTAAAAACTCACCTGATTTTAAATCATATTATCGTGATGTATAATGTATTTGATGACGCTGCTACGCCTCTACTTTTTTATAAAATAGAGGCTACGCATTGGGCATATTTAAAAGCATTCATGCTTTTTCTAAATAGATTACCACAAACTCTTAACACTAAAGTAGACCAAGAATGTCTGAAGCAATTGAATCTAATTTAAATGAAATGATGCTAGGTAATGGTAGTGGTCTTGCTATGCCTCCTGCATTTGTGTTTGTAAACACAAAAGGTCAACGTAAGTATAAAAAAAATAATCAAGACAAAGTAGATGGTCGCACTGCAGGTGCGAAAAATATGCTCTCTCGTATCAATACCCGTAAAAAAATGAAAGAACAAGTAGAAGAAACAATTATTTCTGAAGCAGTGCCCTCAGAAACTGAGAGAGCACAGAAGCAAATCCAGCAAGGCAAAAAACTTGGACGCCAGAAGGATATGCAGAAGAAGAAAAAGGAAGCAAAAGAAAAAATGCAGTCCAAGACATCAGAAATGGACACCCTGATGAAAGCACGTTTGTCTGACTTTAAAAAGAAAGCAAGCGATCAACAGAAAAAAGTCCAGAAAAACTCTTTTGAAATGACAGGTGATACTATGATTCATGAAAATACTGATGCACTAGAAGTTGCTCTACAGGTTGCAACTCAGGAACTTAATCCTGCAGGCGAGACATCATTCGCTAAGATTGATTTTTCTGATGGCACTACGCAGAACCTAGATAGTTTCTCTGCCAAGCGTATTGCTGCTTGCTATGCACAACTAGATGAACCAAAGCAGCAACAGTTTAGATTCATGCTGAACAAAGATGCGTCTTCGTATCAGTCGGCATTGGATTTCGCTGTAAGAAATGTATAAATAATAAGTATAATTACGCACACTGGCATGTAGCATATATGGCGTTTGGTCTTGGTAGATTAGCAGTTTTAGAATCAAAGCTTGACATTTATGAAGATCTCTCCAAAGAGATGCTTGACAAACTCGAAAGAGCAGTGGGAACAATCTCAGAAAACAGCAACAGAGTTGCTGTAATCTTGGAGCGCCATGAAAATCGTTTGGATGAATCCGAACGTGCCGATAAACTCATCATTAGTATGCTTGATGAGATGAAGGAAAGGCATGAGAAGGATCATCAACTGGTTCAAGAAAGGATCAGTAAGATCCAAAGGAAAGTGGATGTCAATGCAAAGTTTGTGATAGGTGCTGGTGCTGTGCTTGCTACCCTTGTGGCAGTGTTACAAGTGGTCCCACCTATCATTAAAATCTTGACACCTGGTCCCAACACTGCTATGATGGAAGGACCAAGACCTTTAGTACGTGAGTTATCTTGATAGCAAGTATGTCAGTCTGATTTCTTCGCAACTTGATAAGTTCGTAAAGAAGAACGACAAGACATATAATTTTCGTTGTCCATATTGTGGCGACTCTCAAAAACATAAAAACAAAGCTCGTGGGTATCTTTTCAAAGTCAAGAATGACTTTGTGTTTAAGTGTCACAATTGTGGCATGGGCAGAACGTTCACTAATTTCTTAAAAGATCACTCATCTCATCTCCATGATCAGTATGTCATGGAAAGATATAGAGAGGGATTGACTGGCAGAAATAGTCAGACTGCAAAACCAAAACTTGATTTCAAGAAACCAGTCTTTAAAAAAACGAAAGAGACAGGATTACAACCAATCTCTGCGCTAAATAGTTCTCACCCAGCAAGAGAATATTTACAGAATCGAAAAATTGAAGACTTAAATAGTTTTTACTATTGCCCCAAGTTTAAAGCATGGACTAACGAACAGAAGAGAACGTTTGATACGTTACGTCAGGATAGTCCAAGAATTATCATCCCATTGAGGGATAAAGATGGAACCATGTTTGGTTTCCAGGGAAGATCTCTTGCCCCTAAAGCTAAGATCAGATACATTACAATTATGCTAGATGAGTCCATGCCTAAAGTGTATGGATTAGATCGTGTTGACTCCACCAAGGAAGTATATGTCACAGAAGGACCCTTCGACAGTCATTTCATTGACAACGCTATTGCTATGTGTGGTAGCGATGTTAACCTTAGCAGTTACGATTATCGATTCGTATACACCTACGACAACGAACCCAGATCTAGAGAAATTGTTAATAAGATTGCATCAACGATCAAGGCAGGGCACAAGGTAGTCATCTTCCCTAAGAGCATTAAAGAGAAAGACTTAAACGACATGGCACTCGCTGGACATGACGTTCAATCTCTGGTAGAATCAAACACTTACAGCGGCTTAGAAGCAACACTTAAAATGAACGAATGGAAAAAGGTATGAGCACAATCAACGTAGAGAAGCGCGACGGGTCCATTGAACCTCTCAACCTTGAAAAGATTCACAAGATGGTTGAAGAGGCGACAGAAGGTCTCTCAGGAGTCTCTGCAAGTCAAGTAGAAATGCATTCCAATATTCAATTTCATGATGGGATCACTACTGAGAACATTCAAGAGATTCTTATTAGATCTGCGAGTGATTTAATTAGTCTAGATAATCCAAACTATCAATACGTTGCTGCTCGACTTCTTCTCTTTGGTCTTCGCAAACAAGTATTTAATAAATCTGTTTGGAAAGATGGTATGCCATCAGCATATGATGTTGCACTATATAATGCTACCATCAACAAAGTTTATGATGAAGAGTTGCTAGATAAGTATAGCGACGATGACTGGGACAAAATTAATACTTGGGTAGATCATGGTAGAGACTATCTGTTTTCTTATGCAGGTCTACGCCAAGTTGTAGATAAGTATCTTGTCCAAGATCGAAGCAGCGGAGATGTGTACGAAACTCCTCAGTACATGTATCTGTTTATTGCAATGACATTGTTTGCGGAGTACCCTCTAGATACTAGACTCGATTATGTCCGAAGATACTACAACGCAATCAGCAAGCACAAGATCAACATTCCCACAC